TGTCCTGAATGTAATGAAAAACAGGTTTTGAAGTGGAAAAACGTGGTTTGGGAAGAGAATCAACCTGAAACAGCAACATACGCCTGTGAGCATTGTGGCTCTGTTATTGATGAGTCTAAAAAACAATGGATGTTAAAACATGGTGAGTGGATAGCTTCAGAGCAAAGTTCAGACACAGCAGGTTTTCATATATCAGAGTTATATTCCGTATGGTCAACATGGGCAGATATGGCTAAATCATTTCTTGAAGCTAAAAAACAACCCGAAATGTTAAAAACGTGGATTAATACTGCTTTAGGCGAATCGTGGGAAGAGCAGGGAGAAGCTGTTGAGTATGAGACACTATTAGAACGCAGGCTAAACTATGACTATACAGCCATACCTGAAGATGTTTTAATTTTAACTGCTGGTGTAGATACGCAGAAAGATAGATTGGAATTGCAGTTAGTCGGATGGGGTAAGAATTATGAAGCTTGGGTGTGTGACTATAAGATATTTTGGGGAGACCCAAATGCACAAAACGTATGGTCAGACTTAGACTCTTATTTAAAAAGAAGATTTAAGACTGAATCTGAAAGAATCATACCTATATCATGCTGCACTATTGACTCAGGTGGACATCATACAAATATGGTTTATCAGTTCACTAAACCAAGACAGTCTAGGAGAATCTTTGCAGTCAAGGGTTTATCTCAAGCTGGCAAGCCGATAGCCAATAGACCGACATTTGTAGGTAAAAATAAAGCAGTTTTATATGGAATAGGTACAGATTCAGCAAAAGAAGCCATATTTGCACGTCTATCTGCTGAAAATGACACAACTACCCTGCATTTTTGCTCAGATTTAGATGAAGAGTATTTTAAACAGCTAACAGCAGAGAAAAGAGTAACAAAATTCATTAGAGGTAGAAAATCACTTGTTTGGAAGCAGGTAAGGCCAAGAAACGAAGCGTTAGATACTTTGGTTTATAATTTTGCGGCTATTTACATCTTGAACCCAAATTACGATACAATAGAAGAGAGAATACTTACAAAACAAGCAAAACCTAAAGAAAGTGCACAAAATAAGCCACAAAAAGGTATAAATAGAGGTAATTTTGCTACTTCTTGGAAGTAATTTGACATTTATTTCTTTATATGTTGACTTTTCTGTAAAAAACCATAGTGTTATATTGATATATATCTAAAACATTTATGAGGTTTTTGCTTGAGCAACAAATTTGATTCAACAAATTATCCATCACAAGTCCCCACTGAGTTACAGTTGGGAGACTTTTGGGCATGGAAACGTGATGACTTATCAGAATACTACCCAGTAGCATCTTATTCATTATCTTATGAGTTTAATCTAGTTGATGGTGCAACAGTTTCTAATTTTACATTAACTGCAACTGAGTCTAATGATACTTACATTGTAGAAGCAAGCAGCACTGCTTCTTATACAAAGGGTAATTACAATTGGGTTTCTTACATGACTAGAAGCTCTGACTCAGCAAGAGTTAAGTTAGAAGAGGGTTTTGTAGAAATACAAGATAATTATGCGACTACAACCGCTTCGGTTAGAAGCCATGCCAAGATTGTTTTAGATGCAGTAGAAGCTGTTATTGAGAATAGGGCAAATATTGACCAGTCATCTATGTCTATAGCTGGAAGGTCATTATCAAGAATGTCTATAGATGAGCTTTTAACATTTAGAGCTAGATATAAGGCTGAATATCTAAAAGAAGTCAAACAATTAAGAATTAAAAACAAAAGAGGGTCGGGAAACTCTATCAAAGTTAATTTTGGTAGTTCTACTGGTTCTACACCCAAGAGTTACACATAATGGCATGGTATAACAGAATACTAGGCGTTAATGAGCCTAAAAAGAAAAAAAGACAGGCTTATAGAAGGAGCTATACTGGTGCTAATACTGGTAGGTTGTTTGCAGACTTTGTAACAAGCTCTACAAGTGCCGATGCTGAAATAAAAGATAACATAAGAATATTAAGAGATAGAGCAAGAGAGTTAGCAAGGAACGATAGCTATATTGCAAGATACCTTAACCTGATGGTGTCTAATGTTATCGGTAAGCATGGCATAAGAGTTAGTAGTAAAAGTCGAAATGATAATGGTTCATTAGACCTTGCTGCTAACCAGCTCATTGAGTCAGCTTGGAGGGATTGGTCAAAAGTAGGTAACTGTACTACCAATGGCAGATTATCGTTTTTAGATTGTCAGAAAATATTTATTGAATCTTTAGCTAGAGATGGTGAAGTTTTAATAAGAAAAATAAAAGATAGCAATTCTCCATTTGGTTTCCAAATACAATTCCTAGAAGCAGATCATTTAGATGAAAATAAAAATGATGTGTATAAAGCAACAGGCAATCGTATCAAAATGGGAGTTGAGGTAGATAAGTATGACAAGCCAGTAGCTTACCATCTTTACAAAGATCATCCATACGATAGAACTTACGCGAGTCAAAATCAACACATTAGAGTTCCAGCAGATGAAATTATCCATGCTTACCTACCTACTAGAGCAGAACAGACTAGAGGTGTTTCTTTAATTGCTACATCAATGGCTAATGTGAAGATGTTAAATGGTTACTTAGAAGCAGAGATTGTTGCAGCTAGAGTTGGTGCATCTAAAATGGGTTTCTTTACTTCACCTGATGGTGATGGATATGTTGGTGATGGTGAATATGAAGATACCTTTAATCCAACAATGAACGCACAGGCTGGGGTCTTTGAGCAACTTCCACAAGGTATGGATTTTAAAGCTTTTGACCCAACACACCCAACATCTGCTTTTGATTCATTTACAACCAGTGTTTTGAGAAGTATTGCATCAGGTTTAAATATTTCTTATCACTCATTATCAAATGACCTTACGTCAGTAAATTACAGCTCAATAAGACAGGGTGCTTTAGAAGATAGAAGTATGTATCAGATATATCAACAATTTACAATTGAGCATTTTGTAAACCCAATATTTCAATCGTGGTTAGAGATGGCAATATCTACAGGTCGTATTAATCTACCAATAGGTAAGTTTGATAAATTCTCTAACTCAGTAAACTTTATACCAAGAAGCTTTGCTTGGATTGACCCTTTAAAAGAAATGCAGTCAAACGTACTTGGCTTACAAAATGGAACAATAAGCTACTCAGATATAGCTGCTGCTTATGGAAGAGACACAGAAGAGCTATTTGAACAACATCAAAAAGAGATTGAACTAGCTAAACAGTATGGAATAGAACTAGCATATCAACCATTTGGTCAGAAACAACCAGTAGAAGCCAATATCAATGGCGGAGATCAAGACGATGAGTAAACCAACTCAAAGCATGAAATCCGAAGCTAGAAAAGGCTTGGACTGGAGAAAAGAACATGGCAGGGGTGGTACTAGAATTGGTGCTGAAAGAGCAAATCAGATTTTAAATGGCGAAAACCTTTCTGATGAAACTATTAAAAGGATGTATAGTTTTTTCAGCAGACATGAGGTTGATAAAAAAGCTCAAGGATTCAGACAGGGAGAGAAGGGCTATCCATCAAATGGAAGAATAGCTTGGGCATTATGGGGTGGAGATGCTGGATTTAGTTGGTCAAGAAAATTGGTCAATCAAATGAAAGACGATAGAAGCCTTCAAGAAAGAGGAACAGAAGATACCTTGAGAGAAAAGGCTAAAGAACATAATAAAGATGTTGGTGATAACCCAGCCAAAAGAACAACATACTCTACATTGCAAAAGGTTTACAACAGAGGTATTGGTGCTTATAACACTAATCCCTCAAGCGTTAGACCTAATGTAAGCTCAAAAGAGCAATGGGCAATGGCAAGAGTTAATAATTTTTTACGAGCATTAAGGACTGGTAAATACAAGTCAGGGGAGCATGATACTGATCTGCTACCTGAAAAACATCCTTTATCAACTAAAAACAAGGAGAAATCTATGAATAAAGAAGATAGACATATCCTGAATGTGAGTGAAACCGATGATAAAGTTATTGTTGAGTTCGCAAAGCATGAGGATGTAGAACATGAAGGTGAAGAATTAGAAGCAACTGATGAAGTCTCTATGGATGAATCAAGTGAAGAAGAGAGGAAAGTAATTGATATGCCTATGAAATTTAGGACTATTGATCTATCCAAACATTCTTATCTTGACGAAGAAAAGAGAATAGTTCGTATAGGTGTTTCTAGTGAAGAACCTGTAGAACGTAGTTTTGGCATGGAAGTGCTAGGACATTCTGCTGAAGATATAAACATGGAGTTTATAAATTCGGGACGTGCCCCACTTTTGTTAGACCATAATATGGAAAAACAAATTGGTGTAATTGAAGAATTCAAATTAGATGAGACAGCAAAAAGGACAACTGCTGTAGTTAGATTTGGTAAATCTGCTTTAGCTCGTGAAGTATTTGAAGATGTAGCTGATGGTATACGAATGAACATTTCAGTTGGTTACAGAGTCGATAAATTAACAAGAATGAACAAAGACGATGAGACTTACTACAAAGCTCAATGGACACCTATGGAAGTTTCTTCTGTAAGCGTTCCTGCTGACCAGTCAAGACTTGTTGGAGTTGGTCGTTCTAAAGATAAACAAACTATTAATAATATAGAGGTAATAACAATGGAAAATAAAGATATTAATCTTGAAGAAGTTAGAACTCAGACTATTGATGAAGCTAAAGCTGAATTTAAAAGAAACTCAAAAGAGATCATAGATTTAGCAGCTAGACACAATAAAAGAGATTTAGCTGACAAAGCAATTGCAGATGGCGTATCTGTAGAAGAATTTAGAGGTGTATTATTAGAAAATATTTCTAACAATCAACCACTAGAAACTCCTTCAGAAATTGGCATGAGCAAAGAAGAAGTCAGAGACTTTAGCTTAATTAAAGCTATAAGAGCAATGGCAAACCCTTCAGACAGAAAGGCACAAGAAGATGCAGCATTTGAATTTGAATGTTCTGCTGAAGCTGCTAGACAGTATGGCAAAGATGCACAAGGCATTATGCTTCCTGCTGAAGTTCTAAGAAGCTGGGGTAAAAGAGACTTAAACACATCTGATGATTCAACTCTAGTAGCTGAAGATTACAGAGGAAATGACTTTATTGATATACTCAGAAATGAGTCATCAGTAATGCAAGCTGGAGCAACAATATTAAGAGGATTACAAGGAAATGTTGTAATACCTAAGAAAACTGCTGGTGCTTCTGCTGGTTGGATTGCAACTGAAGGTGCAGCTTCTGCTGAGTCTGAGTTCACTGCTGGTTCAGTAACTATGACTCCTAAAGTAATTGGTGCTCATACTGATGTAACAAGACTTTTACTACAACAATCTTCTTTAGATGTTGAGAACTTAATCAGAGATGACCTAACAAAATCAATCGCTACTGCAATTGACTTAGGTGCTTTAGCTGGTTCAGGTTCAAGTGGTCAACCAACAGGTATTGCTAGTACATCAGGTATTAACACTACAACTTTTGCTGCTGCTAACCCAACATGGGCTGAGATCGTAGCTATGGAAAGTGCTGTTGCTAATGACAACGCATTAACTGGTTCTTTAGGTTACATTTGTAGACCTGCTGACTTTGGTACTTTAAAAACAACTGAAAAGGCTACTGGTACTGCTCAGTTTGTTGTTTCTCCTGACAATAGCATGAATGGCTATAATGTTGTCAGAAGTAATCAAGTAACAAGTGGTGACTTCTACTTTGGTAACTTTGCAGACCTATTAATTGGTATGTATGGTGGTTTAGATATTACTGTTGACCCTTATGCTTTATCAACATCAGGCGGAGTAAGAATTGTTGCTCTACAAACTGTTGATGTAGCTGTAAGACATGCAGTATCTTTCTGTAAATCTTCAGACTAATTAACTGATGCTTAAATGGAATGGGGGTGGAAACACCCCTACCTTAAATATGAAAAAATATAAAATATTACAAGATACAATGGCTGGTGGTTCAAAAGTTCATGCTGGAGATATAGTAGAGCTTAATGAAGTTGAAGGCCATTCTTTATGTGGTTATCAAAAGGCAGAAGTTCATGTTAGTAAACCAAAGCCTAAAAAAGAAGATAGAAGCGTAGGCTTGAAAACTTCTAAAGTAAAAGCTCCAAAGACTAGAGCTAAAAAATAAATCATGCCATTAGAGAGTGCTTTAGATTTTAATGCTTATGTAGATACAACAACAGGGCATGGTGTTACTGGTGTATTTATTGAAGTTCAAAGCAATCTATGGGATTCAAGATTAAGATTAATTGATACTTGGTATGATATTGATTCAGGGGATTCTTACCCTATAAATTTAATTATAGATCAAGAGTATTTTGCTATAGGTGGGGGCACTGTTGATGTGGATGGATTTCAACCAAGAGCAATAATTAAATCATCTGATGCGCCTTATATATCGCAAGGTGACAGATTATTAGTAAACTCTATTACTACAAACAAAGGGAACACTTTAGTTCCACAAACATTTTTCACAATACAAACAGTAGAGCCTGATAATACAGGTTTGATTTCATTGGTTTTAGAGGAGGAGTAATGTCTCAATTCATGCTTGAAACCGAAGAGGATATGTTAGGCTATCTTGATACTGAATATGGGCATGGTATTGATGCTGTTTATATAAGAAATGGCACATCTTCTAATATTAAAATAATATTAGATAATGAATATGTTGAGCAAGATTTGGGTGTTGGTGTTGAAGCATTGAAGCCTATGGCTACTTGTATGAGTATAGATATTCCAAACGTATCTTACGGAGACACTTTAAATGCTAGTGCTGTAAAAGATACTAATGGTAATATATTAAAAGCAGCACAAAACTATACAATAGTAAATGTGCAAAAAGATAGAACAGGATTTACTGTTTTAATGTTAGAGGAAATATAGTGGCAAATCATATAAGACAACAAATAAGAGAATATATTGGCACTACTTTAACTGGTTTAACAACAACTGGCTCTAATGTTTATGAGTCAAGAGTTTATCCTTTGGAAAATACAAAATTGCCAGCACTTATAATATATACAAAATCAGAAACATCTGAACCTATTGTTATAGGCACTGATAGAGTGATGAGTAGAGAGCTAGCGGTAGTTGTAGAAGGATATGCCAAAGCAACTAGTGACTTTGATGATACGATTGATACAATAAGTAAAGAGGTTGAGCAGGCAATAGCGGCTGATAGAACGCTTGATGGTAAGGCAAAAGATACTTACCTTGAATCAACCGAAATAGAGTTTAATGGTGAAGGTGAAAAACCACTAGGATATGTGAGTTTGACCTTTTTAACTAATTACTATGTTAAGGAAAAAAATCCTGACGTAGCAGTATAGGAGACAAATTATGAAATTAATTAGTCCAAATGGTAAAAATTCAGTAATAGCTCAACCTTCAAAAGTTGAGTCATTTAAGAATATGGGTTGGAAGGAAGAAGCAATCCAGTCGCAAGACAAAATTAAACCTTCTTCCAAGAAAAAGTCGAAAGACGAGGTAAAAGAAAATGGCGATACATAAAGGAAGTGAAGGTACTGTTCATGTAGGAACAGATGCAATAGCTGAAATTAAGTCTTATTCTGTTGAGGAAACTTCTGATACTATTGAAGTAACTACTATGGGTGATGGTTTTAGAGACTATCTACCAAGTTTAACTTCTTTCTCAGGAAGCATAGATGTTTTTTGGGATGAATCAGATACAGCACAACAAGCATTACAGCCTAGCACAGAAGTTACTTTAAAGTTCTATGTTGAAGGAGCTGATACTGGTGATAAGTATTACACAGGAACAGCTATTGTTACTGGTTTAAGTGTTTCATCATCATTCGATGGTATGGTTGAAGCATCTATATCTGTACAAGGTAAATCTGCTCTTACATTAGCGACAGCGTAATAATATGTCAGTAATAGATAACGCGAAAAAACATTTTGATAGCTTAGAAACTAAAATTATAGAAGTCCCTGAATGGGGTGATGATGAAGATAATCCATTAAAGATTTATTGCAAACCAATAACTCTTTCAGAGACTTCTAAGTTTATGAAACTAGCTCAAGATGATGACGTACAGCTTTTAACCTATGTTTTAATTTACAAAGCATTAGATGAAGCTGGAGAAAAGTTATTTACAATCGCTGATAAAAAGGCCTTATTGGAGAAGGTTGACAGAGATGTATTAATTAGAGTATCTAGTGAAATGATGAACAATGTTTCACAGGAAGAAGTTAAAAAAAAGTAATTGAAGATAAGCAGCTATACATCAAATATGCTTTAGCTGAAAAACTAAACAAAACTCTAACTGAGCTTGAGCAGATGACAGTAGAGGAGTTTCAGGGTTGGTTAGCTTATCTTGAGATAAAGGAAGAAGAAAATGGCTCTAGGCAAGGGACTCAAATATAGAATTGATTTACTAGCAAACAATAAGTCTGCTGGTGCTTTAAATAAATTCAAAAAAGACATAAAAGGAGTTAATTCTAGTGTATCTCAAATGAGAAACCTTTTAGCTACTGCTTTTAGCGTTAAAGAGCTTGTAGATGCAGCCAATGTAATGATTGGTGTTGAAAACAGGATGAACGCTCTGACGGGCAGTGCATCTGAAACAGCTATAGCCATGAATAATATGAGAAGGATAGCATCTGATTCAAGATCAGATTTTGATGCTGTTGCCATGTTATACACAAGACTTTCTCTAGCAACAGATCATCTTGGTGCTACTCAAAGAGATGTTGCTGATGCCACACAAACTGTGGCAAATACCTTTATTATTGCTGGTTCTCATGCTCAAGAAGCAAATAACTCTGCTAGGCAGTTAGCACAGGGTTTAGCTTCAGGTGCTTTGAGAGGGGATGAGTTACGTTCTGTAATGGAAAATAACACCATCCTTACAAAAATGTTAGCCGATGGTTTGAATATGACTATTGGTGAGCTTAGAGAGTTTGGTCATGCTGGTAAGCTAACAGCAGAAACAGTAATGCCTATTCTTATTAAAGGAACTAAAGAAACTAACGAGCAAATAGCAAAAATGCCTATGACACTAGGTCAAGCTGGAGTTGCTCTAAGAAACAACTTTCAGTTTATGGTTGGTGATATTCAAACTGCTACACAAGGTTTTTCTAAAATGGCAAGTGTGATTAATTTTGTAGCTGTTAATTTGGATGCCTTATTTATACCAGCCATTATCGCTGCTGCGTTTGCAATGAAAGCATTGACCATAGCTGTATTGGCAAATCCTTTTGGTCTTATTTTGACCTCATTAACAACTGCTGCTATGGGTATATATGTATTCAGAAATACATTGGTTGATATTTTTAATAGGATAGTTCAAAAAGATATTCCAAAAATGATTTTAAATTTTAAAATTTTTGGTGAAAAGGTTAAATTAGCTTTTGAAGAAAAGTTAATGATGCCAGTGAAACAAACTTTTAATAATTTTATTAACTTTATTATAGGAAAGGTTAATGATGGTGTTAATGAAATAAATCGTTACTTAGATTTAGTACCTCAATTTATAAAAGATAAACTAGGTGTAGATCAATTGCCAACTATAGATTTAATACCCGACCCCGCAAGCAATTCTGCGGATATACATTCAAAGATAGATGCTTATGTACAAGAGATAGCTAAAATTAGTGGTATGGTTATAGATAAAGCAGACCTGCCAAGTATTAAAGAAATGTTATTTGGTAAAACAGAAGATGCTGAAGGCGATGCTTCCACAGGCTTTGGTGCATTAACAGGATTTGAGAATTTCTTGGTTTCTGCTGAAGCTGGGTATAAAAAATTTCAAACAGGTATAAAATCGACTCAAGACGAAGTTCAAGGAATATTCAAGAAGTCATACGATGGTTTAACAAATCTTACAATGGATTTTTTAGAAAAAGGCAAGGCCAGCTTTAAGGATTTTGCAACATCAATAGTTAGAGAATTAATTAGAATAGCAATACAAAAATTAGTTATTGATAAAATGTTTGCATCTTTCAGTGGTTTGTTTGGAGGTGGTAAAACAACAACAGAGCTTCCAAAAATAAACATGCCTACAACTTTGCCAAAATTTGAAGGTGGTGGTTTTACAGGGATGGGTTCAAGAAGCGGTGGTGTAGATGGAAAGGGTGGCTTTCCAGCAATACTACATCCAAATGAAACTGTTGTAGATCACACAAAGGGACAGGGAATGGGTGCTACAGTAAACTTCAACATATCAACAGTTGATGCTGCTGGATTTGACCAGTTACTAACATCAAGAA